ATTTTTTTAGTTGGTTGGGCAACACATTGACATTTCTTTTTTTCAAAAGAACAATCTATACATATATTTAAACTCATTTTTTATCCTCTGTTGTATAAAACATTTTATTACTATCTTCAGTCAACCAATCTTTATTCTCTACATTCCATTTTGTAGTTTGGACGCTGTAATCAGGCACTTCTCTTTTAGTAGTGTAATTTGGAGCATCCCACAATATTCTGTTGTTGGGTTGCGCTGCATAATTGCCATTGTCTAAAGCAAGTATGTGAGCACACTTGTGTTCTGCAGGAATTTCAGAATGCTCAGTATCTAGTATATTACTATCTGGATGACCCCAGTCAATAGTAAATAAATATTCAAATGGGTAATTTATTTTATCTTTACCAAAATATTTACCACGTTTACCTCTTAAAAAACTAAAGCAGTTAACACTAGGATAATAACTAAAACAATTCCATAATTGAAGATTGTCGATTGCGATATCTGGTACGTCTTTTCTGTCAAATTTTTCTTGAAAAAACGCTGATATAGGTAAACGCCAAAAGCATGCACCATTTGGTAACATAATATTAAATAAGAGTGAGCGATCTGTAATAGAGACCACACTAAAGATACAGCAGTCAACAGATTCTCCTTGATGTTTTTCCAAGTCATATAAATACTCCTTACGTATTTTACAGTAGATAGGTGGTATGTCCGCATTTAAGTAAGCCATAATTTATTTTATCTCTCCCCAATTAGGTCCAGATTCATAGTCAACTTTATTAGGAACTTTTAAATCTACTGCTTGTTCCATTATTTCTTTTATTTTATCAGCTTGTTCTTGTGATTCAATAGAAAAATCAAGTTCATCATGAATTTGTATATGCCCTAAAATACCCTCTTTGTACAAATTAACCATAGCTTTTTTAGTCATATCGGCAGCACTTCCTTGAATTAATTTATTTAATGCTTTGTAAGTAAAGGCTCTTCTAGTTGGATTACCATGCCAATAATTTTTTCTTTTATTACCATCCTTGTCTGTAATAATCTTATCTTCACTATCTTTTAAAAATGGACCCATAGCTTTTAATTCTTCCATTCTTTCATGATCTTCTGCAGGTACAAATGTACCCCAATCACTACCCCTTAACACGGGTTCATATTTAGGAAATCTACAACGTCTACCTAGTAAAGTTTTTATTTGACCTTTAGCTTGAGAGGCATTCATAATTTTATTCATTAACTGTTTAACAAATGGAACTTTATTATGATAAGTTAAAAATAATTCATCTGATTTTTCTTTAGTTACATTTAATTCATTCTGTAATTTAGCTTTACCCATTCCATAAAATAAACCTAGATTAATTGTCTTAGCTTCTTTACGATCTATTTGAGCCATATCTGCAACAATTTGGTGAAAGTCTGTAGTTGGGTCTTCTAAATAAGAATCAGCAATAACCTGTGCTGAAGGTAATCCAAATCTTAATGCATAGTGTGCAACAAGACGTGGTTCCTGTTGTGAGTAATCAAATGTACCCCACTTACAACCTTCTTCAGGTATAAATAAACTTCTAATTAATGGACCAGTTTCAGGATCTCTTGCTGGAATTTGTTGTAAATTAGGATTTGAATATGAAAATCTTCCTGTTACGGTTCCCCCGTCATCAGATCTAATTTGATTTATATCTGCATGAATTCTACCTTTGTGTTCATGTGTTAAAATAGTATCAATAAATGTTGTACGAACCTTGTTTATTTTTCTAGCTTCTGCTATCATTAAAACTGTAGGATTATTATGTTTAGAAATAAAATTTTTAGTAAATGAAGGAGAGTCGGTCTTTTCAGTACGGTCATAAGGTAGGTTCAATTTTTGAAAAACTTTTTCAATTGATCTTGCTGCCCATATCTGAGTATCTACTCCTGTGTCTATTTTTATTTGCTGTATTAAGTTTTCTTCTTTTACTGCCAATGCTGTTTTTAATTGATTGGCTTTCTCGATATCTACCCGAACACCTAGGTGGCGCATATCAACTAAACAAGGAAACAGATCAGTCTCAAGATTAAATATATCTTGAAGGTCGTCTTCAATAATTATTTTTTTTAAGTGTTGCCAAAGTTTTAAAGTTAACTCTGCATCTTTTTCAGCATAAGATCCAACTTCTTGTGCAGGTAATCTCCACATATCAGCTTTAGGATCTAAACCTCTTTCTTTAGCCGCTTTATTTAACAAAGCTTCGTTTTTACCTTGTTTTAAATATACCCATGATAAAGAATTTAGTGAATATTGAAATCTATTTTCATCTATAAGAGACGCTGCAATCATTGTATCTAGTATTAAACCATTGATTTGTATACCTAAATTACGTATCCAACATACATCATACATAGCATTATGAAATAATTTTGTAGCAGGTGATTTACATACATCTTTAAACCAGTCTAAAACTTTTTTACGATCCATGTTAGGACCCTCACCATGAGCAATAGGGTAATAACCTTTCCATCCATCTACAGCAACAGCTATACCTACAACTTCACCATTACCTATAATGGCCCCTGAACCCAGTTTCTTTAAGTCCGGATCACGTGTCTCTAAGTCAATTGCAATCTCATCAGCTTTTCTTAAATCAGGAAATTCTGTAGGAGCTACCCATTCTGTAGTTGGTATTAACATTATTTTTTACCTTTTGTATCTTTCATTGTTTTAATTTCTAATTCACAGTAATGAATTATTTTCTCAAGGTCTTGTATTCCCGCTTTGTTTTTATAGCGACAAACATATTTGATAACATTTCCTTGAAAAAAAGAAAGATCATTTTTAGAAATAAATTCATATGGTTGAATATAAAAATCTTTGTAATGTGATCCTCCAATTTGTTTATCTTGTGGAAATGAATCTTTAAATATATCTTTATGTGTCATTTTAATACCTCCATTATGTTAATAATAAAAAATGTTAATGTAATTGTTATTAATATATCTGATGTAATTATTCTCATAATTTGTACTCGTTTCTTTTTAGGTTAGCTTTTAGTTTATATAAATTATTTCTGGCACGTGTTATTCCAACATACCAAACTCTGTGTTCTTCATCGTGCTTGTCTATACTTTTAAGCATAGCTTTTTTTATCTTATTACCTATGTCTAGACATAAAATTACATTATCTTCTTCACCACCTTTACTAGCATGAATAGTTGATATAGATATTCTAGCATCTTCATCTAAGTTTTCTCCACTATCAATCATATTTTTTATATAAAATTTTTCTTTTTCATCAGCCTCTTGAAATGCATCAAACCATTCAACTTGATGGTTCCATTTTTCACTTCCAATAAATTCATTTATGTCTTTAATATCTTTTTCTTCTAATATTTTACCCATACACCAATAAGTATATTTCATGGCAGCTTTATATAATCTGACCTTAAAACTTTTTTCTTTTTTAACTTTAAAATATAAATTTCTTTTTATTAGTTCTTCTTTAATAGAACTTAATCTTGAAAGAGTTCTAGTTAATATTAACCACTTACCCGTATTTAAATTTATTTGATCTAAATTATTTATATTTTCACTACTGCCTTCAAAATTTCTAGGGTAATAATTTTTATCTTTTCTTACACCTAAAATTTTACTGATTGGTATATCTGATTCTTCTTGAATAGTTTTAGATATTCTTTTTGAATACTTTAATACTTTTTCTTTTGCAGGTTCTTCTATAAATCTTTCTACATTAGCACCAGCCCAAGCATAAATAGCTTGGTCATCATCTCCTGCTAAATAAATATCATTTGCACATTCTTTTAATTTATCATACAGCTGCCATTGTAATGGAGATAAATCTTGTGCTTCATCTATAAAAATAACTTTAAATTTAGGGAGATTTTGTTTGTTTATTAAATTTTTAATCATGTCATTAAAATCTAATAACTTTCTTTTTTCCTTATATACTTTTAAATTGTCATCAATGTATTTTAATAAATGCCATTTTATTTCTTTACTATTGTGTTCATTTCTATCAAATTCTTCTCTAATACTAACGTCCCTATTCATAGCTTTACCTATCATTTGAAAGTAAGGACTATCACAATTTAAATAAGACACTTCTTCTTTGTTATATTTATCATGGTACTTAACTTTTATATTTAAAAGTTTACCTAATTCTTCATAATGAAAAGGTTGCATTACATCTTCTTCATTTAATGTTAATTGATGGTATGCAAAAGAATGTAGTGTTTGAAAGTACGGAAGTTTTTTATCTTCTGCAGGCATTCTATTTTTAGCTTCTGTAGCTGCTTTTTTAGTAAAAGCAAAATAACCTATTTTATGTAATGGTGTACCAATTCTTACATAAGCTTTAGCTCTGGATATTAGTTTATATGTTTTACCTGTACCTGGTGGTCCATAGTATTTATATATCATTAAACAATATCCTTTTCGTCTTCTATATCTACAATTTCTTCAACATCTTCTTCTTCTTTTTCAAAAAGATATAATGGTATTACTGCACAACCTCTAACCCCTGGATATGCTTTACCTGTTTTTTTATCTTTACCGGGATATCTTTTTCTTTGATCAAATTCAGGTTTAGGTTGACCTTCGTATTCTTCTTTATCAAATAATTTTTCAATCATGTGTGAAGTTCTAGAAGAATCTTTTTTCCATTCTCTATCTTTTAAATAACTATAAAATTCATCGTAAACAAAGTATGCATAGACTTCATCTTTAAAAACGTTTCCACTTTTAAATGAATGATAATTAGTTGCTTTTGTTTCATTAATAAAATTAGTTAAGTGTTTTGTTAATATCTCATAAGGCCTGGTTCCTGGAGCCGGCTGCACTGTATCTTGTGTATCTAATAAAGCATTTATCATTGCATGAAAGTCCATTGCTTTAATGGGTGGAGGAAATATGTCAGCCTGAGCCATAATTAAACCTCTTAATTCTTTTTGATCTTTTAATTTATTTACATCTTTTGCATGCACGGATACGGAATCACCTTTTTTATTTTCTACAGTAAGATAGTATTCAGGGTCTGGTTTAAAATCTACTTTGATTAGATTAGTCATTAATGGCCAATCTATTTTCTTATCCGATATAATTCCAAATTTTCTTTTTACACATTCTGATTTAACACAAACCGGTGAAAGTAATTCATCGCTACAAGTATGACCTTTTTCTTGTTTCTCCCAGTTTTTTATTTTCATTTTGATATGATCATCGGTCCAAGTTTGATTGAACTCAAAATAATTTCTACCTGCTTGTAAAACTTTATTCTTCCAATCATCTGAATATTTTTTTTTAGAAAAGACCATGTAGTTATATAAAAACCTATCACGACCATCTTTCATTTTATTTTTTGATAATATTTCTAGACATGGTGGACCATCTTTAAATTCTTCTGCTCCTCCAGTTAATGCTTTTTGAATAAGATTATCAGATAATTCTTTTAATTGTTTTGAATCTACCTTATTTAATTCAACACATTGTAAAAAAATATCAAAAGGTATTTCATTACCTGATGGGTCTAATGCAACTCTTTCTTTTTTACCAAAATATGGAAGATTAATAAAGTTACCATTCATTTTTTGTCCATCAGTATTAGAACCTAACTTAGTTTGTTTAGGAAATATTTCTGTATTGATAGGTAGTTTAAATAAAAATAATACTTCTTCTAAAAAATCTTTTATTACTTTTGCTCTTACTAATTCTTTTGTAAATAAATATAAATGAAGACCACCGCTTTTTGATTTAACTGGTATTAAAGGTAATTTTTTTTCTTGAATAATATCTAAATATTTTTTTATATTTAAATCTTTATATATTTTTGGATCTATATCTATTGCACCAAATCTTGCTAAATCATTATCATCACAAGGTTGAATACCAATAGATTTTTTTCCATCTAAATGTTCTTCATAATCTTTTTGAGTAATGGGTTTGCCGGCCCAACCATAATCACCGGAATTAAATTTTATTTTACCTGTTTGTGGATCTTTATATCCTCTTGCAATATTACAAAATCCAAAATCTCTCTGCAAACCTGTAAAGCAATTTGTAAATTGAGTCATGTCTATTCCTTATTCTTTATTTTTTATTATTTGGGCGAACACAGTCTCCCGTATTCGCCCATTCTCCGAAGTATTCACTTAGTGAATTATACAATATCCTCAGTTTGAGGTTTGTTGTTTTTCTCGTACTCAGGTTTAGCCGCACCTTTAGACACAGTTTTTTGTAATTCCTGCGCCATCATGTACAAGTCAGCATCCTCTTTCTTAGATACATCTAATGCTCTGTTCATAGATGGTTTGTAGACATGCCAGCTTTTACTTCCTGCAACTTTACCCACAGTTTTTAAATTATAAACTGCTGCATAAGCCGCTGGATTGTAAACACCTTTGTCATCTTTAAATCTAAGATTTTTAATCAACTGATTTAATTCTCTCGCAGGTGTTAAGTTAGATGATCTCATAGTAATTACCGCAGGTCTAGGCTCATCACCTAAGACTACTACATAAAAGTATGCAGTTTTTTCTAAGTAGTTACCATTTGACAATCTCCACTTACCATTTCTCTCTTCTTGAGCATCCTCAGGAATAGATAGATGTGTTGTGACAGGAGGCGCTGCTGTGTCCCCCATCTCTTGCCATTCTGGATATCTTGTTTGCACATGTGCAACAATAATATCCACACCTTTTTCACCATCCATTAATGTACCTAAACCTTTAGCATAAATCATACCAGGCTTAGAACCTTCTACAAATTTAGCATTAGCTTGATTACATTCAGGGGATAGTTGATGTAGGATTTTCAAAATCGGAGTTGACATATCGTCCGATTTGATTTCTTCACTACCTCTTCCAGAGTCTCCTCTTAGATTGATAGTAGATAATGCACCTGCATTATCTTTCTTAGTCATAGCATTTGTATTTGCCATATATTTCTCCTTATTATTTATTTTTTATTTTTTATAGAAGTTTGATTTCCATCAAACGTCCAGAATAGTTCTGATGGAACTTCACGACCTTTGTCTTTCCATTCCTTCATAACTACTTTGAGTGTCTGAGGGTGAACTTTTTCCTCTTGGATAGGTTCATACCCTTCAGACCTCGCAAGGGTAACATAAGTTACAGCCTTGTTATCTTCGCCTTGGCCAAATGATACAATAATATTATTTTTTACTATATCACCTAAACCTTGGTCACGAAGCCATTGATGTGCCTCAGCTTTTTTGTCTGCTTTTATAGTGGCACCATAAATATCTTTTATAGTTAATTCTGAACCATCTCTTAATTTTAAAGATTTTAAGTTCATGTCTTCCATTAACTTTGGAATAACTATACAACTAAAATGTTTTTCATCATTCTTTAAATCCTTAGCACGATCTTCTAAAGATTTTATTTCCGATTGAATTGATTTTAATTTCTCAACTTCCGTTGATAATTTTTCCGGATCTAAAACATCTGTTTGATCTGGAGCATCTTTTCTTAAGTCTACTAACATATATTAACTCCTATTATTTTTATCTTTTTAACTTTCATGGATGGAATAATAATAGCTGTTAAGCTATTTGTCAAGTCTATTTTTGAAATATATTTATTTCTATAGGATAATAAGTTTTTTCTTGTCTGTCCCATTTTAGTAATTTAAACTTACCATTAGTCATTTCTGACGCAATTGCACAAGTAACACCAATAATTGCAGGATCACCATTTAATAATAAATAATCATCTTCAGTGAAATTTTTTAATTTTTGTCTAATACTAAAAATAAAAGGTCCTGGTGAAAACATCATTTGTTCTAATGCTCTAAACATTATCTCAATTTCGCCATATTTTTTAGCACCTATAATATTATATTTAGGTTGACCTGTTTCTCTATCCAAAGGGATATCTTGTAATAAATAAACTTTGCTCATTGACTTTTTCCTTTTTTTAAAGTAGTATTCTATCTAGAAAGAAAAGTAAAGCATATTATGGATATTATAAATTATAAGTTTAAGACTAAACCTTACGAACATCAATTAGATGCGTTAAAAGCATCTTGGGATAAAGAAAATTTTGCGTACTTTATGGAAATGGGTACAGGTAAATCTAAAGTATTATTAGATAATGCCGCTATATTATATGATAAAGGCCAAATAAATGGCCTCCTTCTTATTGCACCTAAAGGTGTTTATAAGAACTGGTATGATCAGGAGGTGCCTATACACTTACCTGATCATATCTATAAAAAAATGGTGTTATGGAAAACATCTGACAAAAGTAAAAAACAAAAACAAATTTTAAATACTTTATTTGAAACAGGAACAGACCTTCATATTTTAATTATGAATGTAGAATCTTTTTCATCAGGTAATGGAGCAGAGTTTGCATATAAATTTTTGTCTTGTCATAAATCAATGATTGCAATTGATGAAGCAACTACAATTAAAACACCAACTTCAAATAGAACTAAAAATATTTTAGCTTTAAGAGAACATGCTAAATACAGAAGAATACTTACAGGTTCTCCTGTAACTAAATCACCTTTAGATCTATATAGTCAATGTGCATTTCTTGATCCTTGGCTCCTGGGGCATGATTCTTATTGGACCTTTAGATCTAAATACGCAAAGATGAGAAAAATAGAAGTTAATGGAAGAAGAGTTGAAATTGTTGTAGGATATATGAACTTAGGAGATTTATCAGATAAGATAAAACCTTTTTCAAAAAGAATCTTAAAAGAAGATTGTTTAGATTTACCTGAAAAAAGTTATGTCAAACACTATGTTGAGCTTACTCCAGAACAAAAAACAGTTTATTCGCAAATGAAAAAAGAAGCAATAGCTTTTTTAGATGGTAAGATGCAATCGTCAGCAACTGTTATGACTCAATTAATGCGACTACATCAAATTACTTGTGGACATTTTACCGCAGATGATGGTACCATAAAAGATTTACCTTGTAGCAGGCTTGGTGAATTAATGAACATACTTGAAAACGTAGAGGGTAAAACTATTATATGGTCTCACTATACTCATGATGTAAGAAGAATTATAGCTGAAATTAAAAAAGTATATGGAGATGATTCTGTTGTAGATTATTATGGTGCAACAGATACTGATGCAAGATCTGAAAATATAAAAAAATTTCAAACAAATGATAAGTGTAGATTCTTTGTGGGTACTACTCATACGGGTGGTTATGGTATTACATTAACTGCCGGAAGTAATATGATTTATTTCTCAAACGGTTATGATCTTGAAAAGCGTCAACAATCAGAAGCACGTATTGATCGTATAGGTCAAACAAGAAAAATGACTTATATTGATATTATGAGTCAAGATACTATTGATGAAAGAATTGTAAAAGCTTTACGAGAAAAAGTTAACATTGCCAATACAATTATGGATGAAGATTTTAGAGAATGGATATAGCGATCATAGTCCCCACTACAATCAATCCCGGCAGCTGAGTGCCTAACCTCCCAAAAAAATTACAGTTTTTCGAATAGTATAACTATTATAGCAAACATACCACCCACTAAAGCAGTCATTGCATAACGCATATGATTTTTAATTTCTTTTATATCGTTCTCTATACCTGAAATTTTTTGATGAGTTTGTTTTTGCATAATTCTACAAAGTTTTTCGTGTGATTCTATCTTCTCTAGTGCTAAATCTTTTTTAGGCATTATGTTGTAATTCCTCTTGAACGTAATCTAATTTGTTTTTCTTCTTCAGATAATAATGCATTTTCAACTGGCGTCAATCCATTTGACATAGCAGTTGTTGTATTACCGGGTAAAGAACTTGTTAAAATTTGTGAACTAGGCATTGGTTGTAAAGCCAAAGGTGGTGTCTGAACTGTTTCCTCTAAATAATTTCTAACATTTAAATTCCAAGAACTGTTTAATCTTGTTTTTCTAAAATCTCTAAACATTTTTCTTAATGTAGGAGCTACTTGTCTATAAACATTTGTTTCTCCAAGATCTCTTGCAATCTCTCTAAATTTTTCTTCTATATCTGCTGATGGAAAATAAGGTTGAAATCTACCTCTATCTAAATTAGAAAAACCTTCATCACTAATTTGTCTATTTTTAAATTCTGTTTGAAGTTCACTTCTCCTTAAACCTAAAACACCTGCCGCTTTTAAATCATTATACATATTTTGTGATACATCAAACCTTGCTTTATTAGATTTAAAAAATCTATCAATAACATCGTTAGGATCAATTCTTCCACCTTTTAATAATCCAAAATATCCACCTGTAAATTCTCTTCTAGCATTTCTAATACCAGTTTGATATGCAGAAATTTTAAAACCCATGGCTTTCTGTGGGTCTACTTTAATAGGTCTGAATCCCATAAACCCTGCTAATTCCGGACCTATTTCTAATTGATCTCCTCTTTTAGTAGGAACACCAAAACTTGCTTGACCTAATCTTTGAAACTGTCTGTAAGATGGTGCAAGAGCTTCTCCTAAATGTCTAAATTGAATTGACATTTTATCTCCTAATGCAGTTTGATCTGTATATAATAATCTACCGTCTTTAGTTCTTCCACCTCTAACTGTTAAATCACCCATAGCTTGAGTCCAAATAGATTCACCTATAAATGGATTCATAATTTCTGATGATGCTTCACCAACTCCTGATGCAAGACTAGCTAATAATTGTTTATCATTCATTTCTCCATCAGAAATATTATTTAATAATGTTCTTAATGGTCTGGCCATTACATCATAAGCATTACTGTGACTAAAATCTATATATCTTAATTCACCATCTTCATCTTTAATTGGAATTAAAGTTGAGTTCTTAGACCAGTCTGGAACAAATCTTCTTAATGCATCCATTTCTTCTTCAGTTACATCATACATGGCTTTAGCACCTTCAGTTAATGCTACAGGTACACCTGCTGTAAATGATCCTAAACCAACTATTCTTTTAAAACCATCTGCATAGAATGGATTATCATTTTTAACTAACTGTCCAGTAGCTTCATCCATTACATATGGAAGCATATTACTACCAATAGTTTTTTTAGAGTGTTTCATTTGATTAATACCAAGCTGGGCTATGTTAGTAGATGTTCTAATCATCTCAGATGGAAACGACATAAAATTACCTATAGGTAATAATCTCGATGTTCTAACAGCTGAACCTACAAATTCATAGTTTGGAACTGTATTCTTAACTATATCCGAAGACATTTTCTTTAATGCAAAGTCATCTAAAAATTCTTGGTAGTCTCCTTTAAAACCTGTCTTCTTAGCTTTATTAAATCTATCAAATAACTCCTCTTCATTAATATACTTTAAAGAATCTCTTGGAATTTTTTGACCTGCTTTAAGATAGCCATTTTTTAATTTAGATTTTTCCATTATGTAACTAGCTATTTTAAACGTATCATCTTCAGCTACATATTTACCTTGAAAAAATTGTCCAAGTTTTTTTAATCTACCCATCATTGGATTTAACATTGTATCAACATTAGCTGCTTGTTCGCCAAATTTAATATCTCTTAAAAGATTTTTTAAATCTCCAATTTGAACCTGTGAATTAACAACTCCTAATTCTAATAATTCTCTATATGCTTCTTGAGCTGCTGGTGTATTGTCTCCAAGTTTTAATAAACCCGAAACCTCAATACCTTCTTTAAATGCTTTTGAAAACTCTACAGGATTAAATAAATTACCATTTGCACCTACAAAACCAAATGCACTAACAAAGTTACGTATATGTGTTGGTACTGATAATACAGTTTTAGCTAATTGAGAAACCCCTTTTGGAAACAATAATAAGTTTCTATACATCCAACTAACTGCAGCTTCAGCTCCTTCTTTATTCTCACCTCTTACAAACCCCTGAAGCCCGCCGCCTAAATTATTTATATGTTTAATTCCTTCAGATATTTCTTCAGTTGTAAATTTAGGTAATGGTACAGAATACTTACCTGATCCAGGTAGTTTTTGTACTAAATCAGAAGTTTCTACTATTTTAATTCCAGTCTTAGTAGAGTTCACCGCTTTTTCGGCAGCCTCTCTAGTAGACCAAAAAAATCCTCTTTTACCCTCAGCTTGAACAGCTGCATTTTTAGCACCCATATCTTTTATATAAGCTGAAGTTCTTGCAACCGATGACAAGTTTGTCATAGCATTAAATATAGAATATCTAGGATCTGAAATTTCTCCAAACAATTCTCTTATAGCTTTTGGAGGTAAATTAGTATCATCAATAACACCTTTTATAAAATCACCACCGGGTCTTCCTTCAACAGTTTTTTTAATATAATTATTAAAATCTAAATCTTTTGGTTTTTTTATTTTAGAAACTTCTGCTAATAATCTATCTACTTCTTCTTTAGCTGCTTGTCCTGTTGCTCCTTGTTCTCTAAAAAATGCAACAGCTCCATTGTATGCTTCATCAGTTGGTCTATATCTTTTAAATAATTTAGATATTCCTCTTCCTTGATCTTCAAATATTCTATAAGTTGATCCAACCCAATTTGTAATTCTATCTTTAAATAAAGATGAAATTTCATTTCTAGCTTTTTTAAGGGTTACTCCTTTTGTATTATTGTCTAAAATATTAATTAAATTACCAAACTCTTCTCTAGCATTATTAAGACCACCAACTAACATTTGTCTTGTTTCTTCTGGAACATTACTTCTTTTCATTTGATCTAATAATTCATCTACTTTTTTTGGATTTATAGCCTTACTTACATCTCCATCAAATAAAATACTATTTAAACCTTTTAAAAATTTTTCTCTTTCACCACGTAAAGATTTATCAAACATAGATTGTGTTTCAGGAAATATAGAATCTACTTGTCTTGTAACACTATTTACAATTTCTCTTGC